TTTAGTACATAACGGCTTTCAAGAAGAAGTAAATAAAGTTTGGGATCAAGTTCTAGCAAATACTTCTAAATTTGAAGGTAAGAAATTTTTAATCTGTGGTCACTCTCTAGGTGGTGCTATGGCAACAATTGCTTGTAGCAGATTGCAAGGGAAGGTGGATGCGCTATTCACCTATGGATCACCAAGAACAGGGACACGGAAATTTGTCAAATCTATTACAACGCCTCATTATCGCCATGTTAATAATAACGATATGGTTACTTGTGTACCATTTGCTCTGTTGGGATACAGACACAATGCGCCGCCACGCTATATCAACTACTACGGTAACATCAGAAATTTTACCAAGTGGCAACGAATAAAAGACAAGTGGCGCGGTAGATGGAGAGCTTTAAAAAAGGGAATGCCATTCGACGGTGCTTATGATCACGGTATGAACCATTATTGTAAATACACGGAGAAAAATAATGCTAAGTAGAATGTTGGAAGATACGTTGTGGATTTACACTGCAATAGGTGGATCAATACTTGGTGCAGTTGTACTTGCTTATTTGAGTACAACACGCATTGGTCTTTGGGGTTATGCAAAGATAGATAACGCAATTGATTTTCTTGTAGAACGTTACGGTTGGACTTGGTTAGAACAACCAGAAGATGCTTGGCGCAAGAAGTATCCAAAGATAACAAAGAAGATAGACGAAATTGAAAAACGACTTGATGCGGTAGAGCCAAAGAAGTTGGGTGGGAAAAAAGAATAGTTGACATTAATTTGTTTATCGATTAAAGTGTTTTGATAACAAATAAAGGATGATTCAATGCGAGTAGAAGTCTACTACAACCTACATAAACATCTATTCAGTGTACGTCATAAGGGAAAAGTTATTTCTCATAGCTATGACGTACAACTTGAAGACGTAACATTTGCAGTTCAAAAAGCAGGTCGTGAAAAGGTTATTAGTGAAGGACGTAAGAATGTACACGCTTTCGTGCGTGGCACACTAGTTGAAACGACAGAAACCAACAAAAATGGGACATCTGTAACGTACAATCCTTATAAATACAAGTGCTTCGTCAATAAAGTTGACGGACAGCCACGTTATAGCGCAAAGGCGGTTACTCTATCCAAAAGGGAAGGCTTGCCGCCCAATATAGTGGCAATTGATTAACATTATGTTAACCAAACAAAACTAGGAGAAAAACTATGAATTGGATTAAAAGTAGATGTACTGAGCGTACATCATTAGATGGAGCCGTGCTAATTGGCACAGGTATCGCAATGGTGTTAGCACCAATGAGTTTAGTAGCGTATGGCATGATTGCTTACGGTGCATGGACTATTTGGAAATCTGAATAAATGAAAATTCAAGTCACAGATAGAGCCAAAAGTTATTTAAAGACTGTAGGCAAACCAAACGTATCACTCAACGTAAAAGGTGGTGGATGTTCTGGTTTTCAATATGAGTGGGGTGTTACCGATAAGGAACCCACTGTTGAAAATCTGTGGCTTGATCCGATGGCAGAGATGTTCATCTTTGGATGTACAATTGACTACATTGAAGAACTGGGAGGGAGTTACCTCAAAGTAGTCAATCCCAACGCAACAGCTTCATGCGGTTGCGGTGAAAGTTTTGCTGTTTAGAGAATGTATTCGTCGTTCTCATTCTCCCAAATACCGATAGCGTTTCGCATACCGATTGCTAACCAATCGTAACCCGCTTGTTCAGATAGGCGCTCATATTCAGCGATCACTTCATCAAGTTGCTCACGATCCAACAGATCGACTTCTTCGACGCCAAAGTGTTCAGTGACCAATCCAATAGCCCAGTCAGTCATTTCACCTTCTAGCCAATCCATCATTTTGTGTGGTCTGCGTACTTCAAATTTACTCATGTTCGCCACCATTTCCGCGACCACTATAAGTACCAAATACATTTGGCTTACGCTTCGCTGTCTCAAATGTTGCTACTGTTACTGCAATTGCGGCTAATAGTAGAGCATGTAGCATCATACTAATTACCCCTGCCCACATGCTACCTACAATAATAGCAAATACAATACACCACATCCACGCAAGAACTTGCATAATCATATGCCGTGTAGAAAAGTCGGGAATGTTACTTAGTGGATTTTTTTCATGATCCATCACGACATTCCAACAATCTGTTATCCATTCGTTCATATTTTTCTCCTTATTTAATAAGTTTTAATCATACCCTACGATTCGTTTGGTGTCAAGCAAAAAAATCTTCCAACGTAACCTCAGTAGATATGGCATCAATTCTAGCCTTAGCAATCTCCAAATAGTTTTCATCTAGTTCAATACCAATGAAGTTAAACCCACCTAGCTTCGCACCACGTCCTGTAGAACCACTACCCATGAACGGATCAAGGGTTGTACCACCTTTTGGTGTCACCATAGTTACAAGGTAACGCATAAGGTCAGTAGGCTTTACAGTAGGGTGATTGTTCTGTGTAGGTGTCCAACGTCCATATGGATTGCCATCTTCACCGTTGTCTGCTTTCTCTGCATGGTTTGGTCTGAACTCAGAAGACGCTGTAGCCTTTGGTGTAAAGTTCTCTAGTCCATCATTACGATCTTTCTTAGATGTCTTTGGTACATAGAAGAAACGTGCGGCTGAAGCTTCGATACCGATAGGGTCATGGTTAGCGGATGCGCCACATTCCAGTTCTCCAGTGTATTTTCCATATACTTCCCGATTGTTTGATGCACTGCTTCCACTCTTGTTTGATCTACTCTTAGTATCAGGGAATAACTCAGTAACTTCCCCAGAACCATCGTGAATAAGATTGGCGGGGAAACGACCAAGTTTTTGTCCTTCTGTTTGATGCGTTTCTTGCTCTTTACTATCGCCATATTTGCCTTTGCTAATCGCAGAATCTTTTCCTCTTGAGTGATTAGTTATTTCTTGATTGGTTTCCACTCGACTAGCATCAATATTGATACCACCAGTTCCATACTTCAATACATTAGCGGCGACAGTCTTTTCCTCTAATGGTTTACGTGCAACTGTGATAGGTTCTAGTGCAGGTTTGAGTGCTGTACCCCAACCTTCCCATTGTTTTGCGGCATCAGTAGCGGAAGCAGTTATTTCCCAAGTTTCGTATATGACATCACCACCAACTGTGGGTAATGCTGATTTACCACTTGTGCTTCTTGCTTTTGTCTGTGTTCCAATTACTTCACGTTCAATATCATTATACAAGGCATCAATATCCAAATCATCTTTAGCGCCAATAACTTCTTTTATTATTTTCCATTTGTCATGTGACGGTAGTATATTAACCCATGGATCATATTTTTTAGTTTCAGAAGGAAGTGTCAAATAGTTACTAGCACGAAAACCACATTTTTCATCTATTTTCTTTCTGGTCAACCCACACTGATCAAACATTTCAATAAGTTGGGTTTTCAATTCAATTATTTTTTCATTTGTTTCTGGTTTCTCACTATGCTTATCAATAGCCTTACTGATATTATGAGACTTAGGGAAACCAGAACCATAGACCCAAGCAATCATATCACGAATTTCAAAGCCAGCATCCTCAATACGAACCGCCATGCGGTGTTGTGTTCGTGTACCAGCAAATGCCAATAGATAACCACCTGGTTTGAGAACTCTCATTGCCTGTTCCCAAATCTCTGTAGACGGAACATCATAATCCCATTTCTTACCCATGAAATCAATTCCATAAGGTGGGTCAGTAACGATACTATCCACAGAATTATCATCAAGGTCTTTTAGTCGATCTAGGCAGTTGCCTAGCATAAGTTTCACATCAGTCATTCTAAAAAGTCTCCTAGTGGGTTGGCGTTTTGTATGCGCCCCTTTGCAATATTATAATAGTCTTTGTCAAGTTCAATGCCGATGAAGTCTCGGTTTAAGTTTTTTGCCGCAACACCTGTTGTTCCACTACCCATTGTGAAATCTAAAACAGTCTCGCCTTCATTGGTGTAGGTTTTGATTAGGTATTCCATTAGGGCGACAGGCTTTTGGGTTGAATGTTTTGT